AAACTGCCCATCAGCAGTCAATGCAACATCGCGCCCGTTAGCGGCTGACCGAATAGGATTAATCGGTGCGCTTGCCTTACTTCTCTGCACAACAGGCTTTGAGTCTTGTTTCTCAAACATAGCCTCTAACTTCCCAATCTGTCGCAACTGTGCTGATGGCGTCATCCCTTGCAGCTTTTCAACGAACTCAGGGTTGTCAGCAAGGTGGTACAACAACTGCGGCCCTACATCTGATTCGAATATGGCATCTCGCACTTCATTGACTACCGTCATGTCTGCGCTTTTTACCACTCGCTCAAAATCTGGCATCGCTGCTTTCGCCTGGTTAACCCGTTCCACCCAAGTGTTTAACACTTGTTCTTTCTCGGCTTGAACCTTGGCCTGTACTGCCTTCTGTCTTTCTTCCCCTAATCGCTGGTCAACCTTAAAGTCTGTCAATGCTTTCGCATATTCAAACATATCGGTGAACTGGCTTGGATCTGGTTCGGCATCGCCTTTGGGGGCTTGTTTCCGTTCCATGTCCGCTAACCGCTGCTCCAGGCTTACCCTAGCTTCGCGCTCCCGCATTGCTTCTTGCTTTGCATCGTCGCGGTCTTTGGTTACCTTCTCAAACCGTCGCTCAATCTTAGGTCGTCTTTTTTCCTCTGTTGTTTGCTGCTCGTCACTGGCAGGCTCACTCTGACTGTCATCATCCAGCGGCTCTATTGTTTCAATAGCCTCGCGTGGCGTTTTGTCAGCTAAACCTAGTTTTTCAGCTTGGTATTCAGCTAAATTCTCGCTAGTCACCGTACTGGCTTCTAGTCTTTTCTGCGTTTCACTCACTACCACTTCAGACATGGATTACTCCAAGGATTTGCCCCGTAAGAACCCACGGGTCGGGTTGGGGCATTATTACCCAAAAACAAAAGGTTATGCAACTACTGCATAGGTTGGATCAGCGGGTTTGCCCCTTCGCTGATGTCTTGGATACTAAATTGAGCGTATGCGGCTTGTTCTTGGTTCATCTTGTCAATTTCTATCATTAGCTGATCTGGAGGCATTCGAGCTAACAAAATCTTGACCAGTGCTTCAATTTCTGTGCGGTTTTGAGTGGTAACCCTACGCATATTCTCATTGTTAACTCGAGATTCTGCGATTGTTTCGGTGTTGTGCGCCCGTGCCGTAACGTCCATCAACTTCCGCTTAGTTTCGCCCTCGTCTTTGAGTTGCGCCACTTGCATCCGGTTGTTGATCTCTAGCTGCGCTGCTTGCAACTGTTGCTGCATCTGCTCAATCTGTTTCTGTTGCTGGGCCATCTGCATCTGCACCTGGGGCGGTATGTCTGATTTCTCGTCAATCTGCGCCATTGGGTTTCTTGCGGCCAGGCGGTCAGCAATAACGTCAGCACCGGGAAAGTCCATGTTACGGAACACCAGATCCCCAGCCAGGTCAAACAGTTCCTTGTTTCCGGTGAGCAGGGGCATCATGGCTTCTACGGCTTGCTGGCGCTTGCTTTGGAAGCCTGGCCCAGTGTCCATCACAACGTCATACTCGCCCACGGTCACATCATTCAGCACCTCGCCCACCGCGGTTTGCTCATTGATGGTTGTCATGTCTGGCTGGCCATCGCTGCCAATAATCCGCATAACTCGCTGGGTGTCGTAAATCTTAGGTATCAAATCCAGCAGGATCTTGCCCGTATGCTTGATGCTGCGCGTCAAGTTGTCGTAGAAATGGAAGTTGCTCAAATCAGTCTGGCTCTGCTGGCCCTGAAGCGCTTTGCCGCTGATGTTGCCGCTTGGCAGTTGATTAGGGTCTAAGATGCCCAGCACCATCTGCAAGTCAGTGTTGATCGCATTGGCAGCGTCCATGATGCCAGCAGGCGGTGATTCAGGCTGTAGGCGCACTGGTACAGGTGCTGGCTGGCCTTCTATGTCCTTCTGCTTGTAGCGCAGCACAGGGCTGCTCTTGATGTTAGCCAGCGCCCATTCGTTTTCATGGCCTTCGTCTTGGCCTTCAGCAAGCAACCACTTAGCCTTTGGCGCCAGAGCAATGCTCTCGGTCATGCTGGTACGCCAGAAGTTGTACATCCGCTGTGGATCTTTGGCAAACCGCACTAGGCCATACTTCTTGCGCTTGTCATCAACAATGACTTGGGCACCATACACCGGAACGATCGGGATGTACTTACCGTCCCAAGTCTTTTCCTCAAGGATCTCGAGTGCGGTCATCTTGCACCACTTCACTGCCCTGCGGAAACTCTCGCGGGTATCAATTACCGTCAAACCAGCCGCGGCCACTCGGTCGAGGAATCTGTCGCTGTCCGCAAAGCCGCTGCTGCCATCACTCAGCAGGTACAGCTTGGCCTTTTCGCGGGTCACATGGAAATATTCAGCAATCCGAATGTCCTCCTTAGTCACCCAGCTAGCGGAGTTGTCACCAGTGCTGCGGTGCGTAAAGTTAGCCCCGTCATCGGCGTCTGGGTACATCTCCTTAAAAATGGTCTTGCTTAACAGCGTGGTAACCAGGCATCTCTCGGCATCAGAGCCATCTGGTCTTACGCTGTTTGGGTCAAAGTAGACGGTAAACGGGTTGTCAATGGCATCAATGTAAATCTCTTGGTCAAACGAATCCTCGCTGACGTACTTGGTATTGATGCGCCAGTAGCCCCAGCCCATGCGAACAGCGTAATCAAAAGCCGTGTCATATGCGGTGTCGGCGTTGCTGTTTACCTCAATGTGACGGGTAATGCCTTCTAGCACCTGGGCAATCTTGTAATCTGCCAGGTTGTTTACTGGATGCACCTTGATGCGAGGTCGTTGCTGGCGCTGCTGGTTGGTGACCTGGCGCACATAAGCATCAATTTTGTTGATGGTAAGGCACGGCCTCGCTTCAAGATTTCTGCTGTTTTGGATCTCCACCGGCCATTGATCACCCGCGGCAAAACGAATGTCTTGCAGTGCCTCGCTGCGGTTGGTGCTGTCGCTGTCGTTCACCAGCTGCCAAAACTTGATGGCATCGTCAATGCGCGGGTCATTCATGGTCAATCCTCAATTCATCCAGCTGCCTGCGGTTTCGGCAATAGCTTTGGGTTTGCGTTTGTGCGGTTGCCGAATCATAAGCCCTATATATCTAAACGCATCAGCGCCGTGGCTGTACTGGTCGTGCAGTGGGTGGCGGCTGAACTGTCCGGTATCAGGGTCTACCTCGTAGCGGTAATGGCGCAAACAGGCCAGGCCATCAGCAGCGTGTTCCCGGTCAAAGTAGCAGTTAGGGAATATTGTCCTGGCTGCGTTGATGCTGTCCACCACAGGCACTCTAGGCAATATTTCAGTCTTGTACCCTGCTGCCCTAACAATATCGTCAATGCTGCGTCCTGCTGCGGCCAGTGTCTTGTTCTCGGCATCGTGTGGTAGCCATACTTTGTCATAGTGGTAGCCATAGGTCTGCATTGTGGCCAGGTAGTAGCTGATGGTCTTCTGGCTGTCCTCTATGTACCGAATTAGCCTTGTTTCCATGCCTACAAACTGAAGGAACCAGATGGCAGTGCTATCAGACCAACCCAGATCAAACACAGCGTGTACGGGCTTTGTAGCGTCAAATGGCACCCGGCAGATGCGACCATCTAACTCGGCCTGCTGCATTTCCTTAGCAAATATGGCACCGTCTACTGTCTGGCGGCACAGTCCTTCCCACACTTGGTTGTAGGCTTCTTCGTCCCTGCCTTTGAGCGCATCTTTCTCCAAGCGCAGTGTCTCAGGGAACCAAGGGTTGTCCGACCAGTTAACCTTGATCTGGATGCAGTCATCAGGTGGCAGCAACACAAAACGCTTGTAAGTCTCGTCTGTCTCCAGCTCGGGGTTGAAGCTGACCCATATCTCGCTGGCTTCTTTGCGGATCGTTGGGATTAGCACGTTCCACGATAGGCGGCTTACGGTCTGGGCTTCCTCTACCCAGCAGATATCCACGCCCTCAAATGACTTGATGTTGCTGATGTTGTTCTTCAACCCGGCGAATGCGAACTCAGTGCCGTTTGATCCTCTGATGTTTGCCTGGGTGATTTCGTAGAAGCTGTGCAGGTTCAAAGCCTCTATCTGATCGCACAGGAGCTTGTGTACGCTGTCCTTGATGCTGGTCTGGTACTCACGGGCACACAGTATGCGGATTGGTGCCTTGGCACCTTTGATCAGCAATGCTCGAGCAATCCCCCAAGACTTAGCACCACCTCGCCCACCGTAACAGACCTTGTACCGGCTGCGCTGAAAAAGGCTTTGCAGCTTTAGGGGAAACTCTGCTTTGACCTCAGTCATTAGGCTTTACGAATGTGACCTGGATGCCTTGGAGCGCTTCACCGTCCTTGCCGGTTATCTCTTGCTTGACAGTCTCGGCCCATCGTAGCTGCGTCTTTGTCCACCAGATCAGTGCGGTGGTGTCGCCGCTCGTTGCCTTGTCGTACAGCGTTCTGGCAATGTGTCCATTGGCCTTTGCCTTGCCCAGGTCTAACTCGATGCGGTAGTGCTTGCGTAACGTCTTATCGTCTATGCCCACCAGTATTGCTATCTGCTCATGGGGCAAGCCTAACCCGCTAGTGCTCTCTACCAAGCGTTGCATTTCAGGGGTTACTTCATGCTCTATCATT